AAAAGTTCTATATCCAACTATTTCTGTTTCCTCGTGATCCATAGCTAAGCAAGTAATCGCAGTCTTGCCTTTTTGTGTTTGCCACACTTTACTATTCTCGTCCCAATAACATCTGCGAAATTCTATTTGCTCTCGCTTTTTGCAATAGTGAGTAATAATAAAATGGTCGGCAGATTTAAGAGCCATCAATACTTGCGTATCGTTGACTAGATCGTCTACATCTTTTTCTAACATTGTTATTCCTTTCTAGTTAATTAATAAAAAAATAATTTCATATTCTATTGACATTGTCAAATAAAATCCCATATAATTATTTATGTTTATTTTTATAATAATTGGTTGGCTGGTCCTGGCGTGGTTCGCGATCAGTGCAACTTGGGAAATACACTAGGCTCCGGGCTTCGGGGCCAAGCCGCAAGCAACAAGCGCAAAAAAGATTTGACAGGGGGACCAGCTGTGGTATCATCCCATATAATCTAAAGAAAGGAATAATTATGGATTTAAAAGTAAAAGTGAAAGACGTATACGGGCAGCGCCTGGTGTATCCTGCTTGCGACATGTCAAAAAGTTTCGCGTATTTGGTGGGCTGTAAAACGCTTCCAAAGTGGGCGACCGATGAAATAAAAAGAATGGGTTATACACTCACCGTCGAGACACCGGAGCTCGAACTCGATGCGTAAACCTGTGGCCCCCGACGTGCGGGGCACGGTCCACGACTACTGGATCGAGCGCCGGCGGATCCGAGAGTCCAGCCGCAAGCCTCAAGCCTCAGGGCCCAAGCAACAAGCACTTGACAAGCCAGTAGACTTATGGGATAAAGCCATATGAATGCAGCAAAAAGAAAATTAATTACAGGGGGCCTATCGAAGCCCAGCAAGATGCCTGGCTACGCGTATAACCTGCCAGCCTGGGAGTGCAAGGTAGGCAGCAAGCTGGCCAAGGTCCCGGGGAGCGTGTGTCACGGATGCTATGCATTGAAGGGCCGCTACAGGTTCCCCAATGTAAAAGACGCCATGTACAGACGGCTGGCTAGTATCACCCGGCCCGACTGGGCACGGACCATGGCCGCGGACATCAACGCCAGGAAGTCCCGCTTCTTCAGGTGGCACGACTCAGGCGACGTGCAGAGCGTCAAACATCTATTAAAAATATTCCACGTATGCAGGTTAACCCCTGACGTGGCGCACTGGCTTCCCACGAGGGAGGCTGGGATCCTTTCTAAGATCCCCGCGGGTCGGGTCCCTGCCAATCTAACTATTAGATTATCCGCAACGAAGGTAGACGCCCCGGCCCCGCGCAGCTGGGCCCTGACTTCTACCGTGGTGACAACTGGCAGGACATGCCCTGCACCGGACCAAGACAACGAGTGCAAGACGTGCCGGGCCTGCTGGGACAAGTCCATTCAAAATATTGCATATGGCAAACACTAGCGCGCGGCACAGCCGCGGGCCGGTGACCTGGTCCCAGGACCAGCTTTCTAGGCGCTGGACATATAAGCTAAGGCGCAGGCGTCAAGCTGCAAGGCTCAAGCAACAAGCTGCAAGCAAGCCTCAAGCTCGGACCAAGCAGCAAGCTTCAAGCGACAAGCCTCAAGCTCCAAGCCACAAGCTGCAAGCTCCTGGATCGCGGACCCTGGATAAAGTATAGGGAGTCTTTGATCGTGGGTCGTGGCTAAGATATAGGTGTTCGTGGGGTGCTTGATATGGAACGCAATTTGATGTGGTGAGAACGATAACTTTTTACTTCTTGTTACTTTTAACTCAACTGTAAAAAAGCCACGCTTTTCAGTATACCCAACCAGATCAGGGAAGCCAAAAGATGCCCAAGATTCAACACGTGTCCAGATAATATTAGGTGTGTGTCGCTTAACTTTTTGCCAAAGTTTTGATTCTGTTTTCAAAGTAATTATTCAACCAGTATCATGCACCTATACTTCTCTTGCGCACCCACTATTTTGTTCTCTACTAATCTAATTTCTTTAATATTAAACTCTTTTTGCATGGGGTTCCTGCCGTCTGGTAGCAGCAACATGACACCGGCGTCTGCACCCTCGGGTGACGTGCAAAACTTTTCTAACACCTGCACTAGTGTCTTTGTTTTATAATTTAGGTAGCCTGATTTCAGGTCTTTGTGCATGGGTGATGATAGGTCTATCTTCTTCATTTACCTTGTCCTCTATATCGTTTGAAATTTCTACGCTTTTGTTTGTTCTTTGGTCTTGATCGCACGCTCTGTCCAATAGCTGTTCTCTTCTTTGGACCGGCAATGTGCTCTACAAATAATTTACTCTTCCTTGCCAAGTGTGTACTCTCCTTCTATCAACGTCTTATTTTCGTCATAAATACGCTTCATTTTAGCCTCAAGTTCCTCTATCGACATGTCCTCTAGCTTACCTGTTCTAATTATTTTTTGTTCGATATATAGCCCTGCCGCTTTTCCTCTAGCAACCTCCGCATTTGTAGCTGCTGAGAAAGCTCCCTTTGCAAGAGCTTCCTGGCGTATACGACCGAGTTCTGTGATGTGTTTCTCAAAAGTGATCTCATATTTTTTCTGTATCTCTTCTCTGAGTTCACCGATATATTTGACGACGAGCGGGAATTTGTTTGCGTTGCGAAGTTCAGATGCCCGCACATGTGCAGAACCCTCCGCATAGCCTGCTTCCAAAGCACATTCAGTTGGTGTCTTACGTCCTTCATTGTAAACCAATAACTCCGCAAATTTCTTTTGTTGTTCCGATAATTGTTTGGGTAATCCCATGGTGGTAAATATAAGTAAGTTTACTTTTTATTACAAGTTTATTCTATGATCTTCTTAATCTTGAGTCGGCCCATATCTTCATACACTTCTGCTGTTACTTCTTTGCATTGCATGTATATTCCCTGCTGTTCTTCTCCAACGTTGCGGGAGATAATACGTTTCTGTTTGAGACAGTCGCTAAGGCCGTCAGTTGGCACCATCTCTACAGTAGAACCGTTCTGTATCATCAGTATTGCAAATACAACTTTAATGGTTTCCATTAGCTTTTGACTCCAAGTCTATTAATCTCTCTTCATGGAATTGTATAACCATATCATTTTTTAGTATCATGGGTATCTCTGCTTCCATTTGTTCTTTTAGTTTGTCTACGTTCTCACCAAGGTATTCCACGAGCATGTAGAGCTCCTGGACCTGTGGACTGACCATGCCGCCTTTGGGCACGGAATCTATAAACGTATTTGCAGCTTCTAAGTCTTTGTGTATCAATCTTAGATCTGACTCAATAGAGTTAAGACGCTCAATTATAGAGAAGTATGACATAGTGCCTATTGCGACCGCCGCTAGGATGGCTAAAAGGTTGCGCGCCGGGAGCGAGATGCTCGTGTTGTCCGATAGTTTCATTACAATAACGGGTTAGACATTTCTGCTTTGAGCTCTTCTATCTTTGCATCAAGAAACTTGATAGCTGCATCGTTTATTTTAACGTCACCTTTGATTGCCTCTAGTTCTTTGATGATGCCTGATAGATCTACAGTCTCATTGACTATAAACTCTTGGTTTTCTAATTGTGCGATACGGTTGTTGAACTCACCCCACGCCATGAAGCCACCACCAATGGCGCCAATGACACCCAGCAGTGCAGCGTACGATGATAGTTTACTGAACATTTCTTGCATTTAATAACTCCATAAGATTTCTGTATGCATCGCTAGTTTTCTTCTTGTACTCCTGCATCTTAATCTGATGCTTTACTACAGGATCTGTGCCTGCGATGCTTGCCTGTGTAGCATATATGGTTTTATCGTAGCTTGCAAGACTGGCTTGTAGGAAGAACGATGGGTCACCGCCAGGTAGCTGACGTGTGTCAAACAAAGCTGTATTGGTGTCAAAATAGCTAGAAATATCTGCTTGTCCTGCTGTCATCTCACGAGACACAACTTCGTTGATTACATCGAGCGTTAAACTAACTCTTTGCATTTCGTTCTTTATCTTGCTTTGTATCGCCCTCTCTATGGCTGCAACTTTTATATCTAGATCAACTTCCACATCTGCGTTAGGTTGTTCTTGAGTTGGCTCCTGGATTGCTTCTTCTTGTTTGGCAATCTCTGCTGTCGGT